AATGGAGGCGGCGACTCGAAGCAAGTCAGTTCTCGCACCTGGTCCTGTGCAGGGAACACCGTGGGTCCATGCATTGTTTTCCTTACCGCAGTAGGTTTCATTCTGCGAATCGTTGCCTTTCGCCTTTTCGTAGTGGGCCCTATCGCTGACCTCTCTCTTAAGAGCTGCGAGTCTAAGTACCTTATTACAGGACAAATATCCCTGAAGATGTGGGGTGCCTGCATCTCCAACTTCACGACCCACGATGGCGTACTTGGTGTTGAGAATTGCCCATCGTTTGATACGTTCGAATTCATGTTCCTCGTAGTTATTAAGTGTCAAACACCACTTTCTCGATTGCATAATGAAAGAAAATAACAGCGAAAATACTTTTTATACTAAACAACACGTGCTAGTGACGTCATAAGTCACGTGACCTACTAGAATTACAGCCGGGTCCGCGCCCCCTCTAGAATTTTGTAGTCGGGACAAGGTGGGACAAGGTGGTGGGTAATACTAAGCCACCACCTTGTGAATCACAATATAACCATAACCATTATGTCGCTACGGCTATCGCCTCCGCTTAAGGTGCGCTCGGCTACCCGCCTCGCTCTATGAAGCTAAACTCTCCTCGGCCTCCGGCGGTCCCATAATAACTTAATCACATAATCAAATATTAATATACTAAACCTGGACGCGACATTAATGCGTTCCAAAAGAGCAAGCGGGTTCAAATATGCTCCCTACGCACGAGCAGCATGGTCAGCAGCAAAGAAGATATACGCTATCGGCGGAAAGAGACTACGAGTCGGTTTCAGACTACGAAATCGTCCGAGCGGAGCTAAGACGAAACGCATTCGCCGTAAGAACAATGGCAGGTCTATGGGTTCTAGTATCCCTGGTCGCTGTAGCGTACTTGTGCGCAGAGGCGGCAAAAGTAAATTTCTTAAAAATCTAACAAGAAATTCACCGCCACGTATGATATTACAACAAGCACAAGGAGTCATAACATCAGATACCAATTTCCAAGAATCTGCAGCTATAGGAGCAGTATATACAAAAGCAGACTTCGACCAAATGCAGCAAACATTACCAGCTTTAACAGATAGAGGACTAGGACAACCAACAACAATACCAACACAATTATATTACGTTGACATAGCACTACAAAGGGTATCAGCAAAATTTACATTAACAAACACGGGAAACTCAGTAGCGTTTGCAACAATACGATGCTACGTATGTAAAAAGGATGACAACCTAACGCCACTACAAAGATGGAATACAATACTATCAAATCAAAACTTCAACGTCCAAACAGGAAATCAAATATTAACACAAACAATAGGATCAACTCCCTTCCAAGTAGACGGATTCGGTAGTTGGTGGAAATGCATCAAAACAAAAACACTAAGATTAGGACCCGGCGAAGTACACTGTCATGATCACATAGAAGCAACAAACAGACTAATAAGAGGCGCAACATATACAGACGCCTCATCATTATATATAAAAGGATACACAAAAATATATACACTAACGCTACACGGAGAGCCAACATTAACACAAGACCAAAATTTCCCAGTAGTTTCACCTGCACAAATAACATGGTTAAGAACAGAAACATACAAATACGCCAGTGTATCACAAAATATACCACAAACATATCTAACACAACCATTACCTGTAGCTCCAGTAGACACAGTACGTGTAATGACACAACTAAATTCTGTAAGCAAAATATTTGAAACAGCATAATAAACTTTAATAATTTATTTTTATTCCTTCCATTGTTGCATAATCTACCAAACTATGATCCATATTTACATGCTGATAAACAGTACATCTACGATACAATGCCTCAGGGTCATAATTTTCAAATTTATACCAATCCTTAATTGGTCTATTACTAGTTATAATAACAATTTTACTGTTAAACTCCTCGAAGCCTCCTTTAACCTCTACCTTATGAGGGTAACGATCGCATATGCGCAACAACTCATCAAAGTGTAACCATCCATAGAAATCATCAATGATAACAGCGTCTTGTTGGGAATAAGAATCCCACCAATTGCCTCTGGTTTTCCTCATAACTGTTCCATATCCTTCAGCAAGTTCCGTCGCACGTCTGGACTTGCCACTTCCAGGGGGTCCAACGAAGACATGCAATTCCGTTTTGAAATTGCGGGGAACCGGGGGCCGTACCAGGTTACGGTAGGCGGTGATGCCACGATGGTATCGCATAAATTCGGTGGGGTTGTCTTGGGCGACATCTCGTAATGATGCTCCGGCGTCAATGGAGGCGGCGACTCGAAGCAAGTCAGTTCTCGCACCTGGTCCTGTGCAGGGAACACCGTGGGTCCATGCATTGTTTTCCTTACCGCAGTAGGTTTCATTCTGCGAATCGTTGCCTTTC